TCTTCTTCGTTTTTTCCACATAGAGCAAGAATTTCTGCTCTTACCTCGGCTAAACGCTCTAATAAAGCAGTCTTTGTGTCTATAGCATAAGCTTTATCTACAGAAATGCCTAACTGTTCCATCTTATATAGAACCTTTGTAAGCTTTTTTTCCAAGTCAAACACCTTGTTTTGACCAGTTTTTGCTATTCTTTTTAAGTAATCTGAATAAATTCTAGCTGTTAGGGAAACATCTTTCTTACAATACTCTCCCAAAAAATCGGGGGGAGCCATAGAAAAGTCTTTGTTCCATTTGTTAGACCTGAGAAACTTCTTAGTATCAATGTCATACTGAACAGCCCCCTCTCCATAGGCACGCTTGCCTGTAGGTGTCAGACCTAACTCCTTGATGTCTGAGTGCTCTATAAGACGCACCATAACAATGACATCTATAAGTTCTTTCCCCACAACATCTAAGCCGTCTTTCTCTAAGAAATGTAAATCAAACTTTAAATTATAACCTACGTAAGATTTAACCGATTGGTTTAAAATAGATATTAGTTCTTGAAACGCTTCAAATGTTAGATTTTCTCCAAGATGATGTCTGAATGGGTAGTACTGTACAAGTCCGTCAGGGTTAGTTTCGCCAACCCCAACTCCACATATTTGGTTAGACCCGTAAGCATCTAGCCCATTCGTTTCGACATCAACCACAAGAGTCGGTGCTACCTCTAAAACCGACTGTAGTTGCTTGAGACTTTCTTCAAAGGTGCGATTTGTTACAACCGTCACAGCCTCAATTAAAATAGTTCGTCATCATCGTCAGAAGCTGTTGAAGTAGCTATGTCGATAATGTCAGGGTTACCATATCTCTCTAAATAATAATCTTTTAGTAATGGTAGTTCACTGATTTCTTTGCTTTTGTCTGCAGGTATTTCATCTATCTTTGGTGTGGCTGTAATGGAATAAGAAGTATCATAGGCTCCTTGCCCTGTTCTTTTTATTCTTAGCACACCTTTGTTCAAAGCACCCCAGTCACTGTATACATCAACTAATTGATTCCAGACATAGTCACTTCTTCCAAACCCAAGAGAGACAATTCTAAAGTCATTTACATCTTCTCTGTAAACTTTCTTACCGGCAGGTCCTTCTATTTCAACCCACTCTTCATTACGCTTTTCATTGTGTATTATGTTATGTACATATGCCCAAAAAGCAAATTTGTGAGAAGCTCTTGTGTCTTCAGGTACATTGCTAGTGTCTACCTTGTCATCTTTGATAAGGTTTGTCCACCGATTGCCAACCCTAAAAGTATAAAGATAAATCTCATCTAGGTACTTATCGTTTTCTGCCCCCGTAGCTATTGAGGTAAGAAAAATTTGGTCTCCGTCTTTCAACCAAACTTCTCTGCCGGGTACTCTTTCTGGAAGAGGTCTTCTAGCCTCTTCTCTGCCTTTAGCAATTTTTGCTATTCCACTCATTTAAATCTCCTATTTAAAAGATTGTTTTATTTTTCATTACCTTGTGTAAAGTATCAACGTTACTGATTTCTTGAACGTCTTTTATATTTTTTGGTAATCTTAAATATGATATAAGAAACCTGCCCGCCATGTCAAGTGTAGCTTTTTCTATGCCCTTTTTACCAGCTGTATCATTATCCAATGCTAAAACAACTTCTTGTGGGTGCAATGAACTTATTAGGTCTATCTGTCGCTGAGATATACTCGCCCCTAAAACTGCTACGCTTGAGTAACCAAATTGACTCAACCACATACAATCTAAAGCACCTTCTACAATATAAACTACCTTTGTGTCATATAACTGACTAATACCAAATAAATATTGGGATTTAGCAAATCCTTTAGAAAATAAGTATTTAGGAATTGCCTGTTTTCTTCTTGAAATCCATCCAACCGTTTCGAGTTCTTGTGTCTCTACTGGAATCATAAAGTCTAAAAACTGATTCATTTTACAGCCCCACTTCATTGTGGTTTCTTTCGTGAAGCCTCGATTGTATATCCAGTGATTGTCAGAAACATCATTAAGTACTTCAGGCTTTTGGAAGGATTCGGACGTTGTATCTTCTTCTACTATGTCGTCTAACATTGAGAAGTCTAAGTCCCATGTCTTTGATTCAAACTCAGAGTTTATTTCATCCCAAGATTTCCCTGATAGCTTCCAAATGAAGTACTTAAGGTTACCTTGTCCACACCCAGCAAAACAAATCCACACCCCCTTCTCTAAATTGATAGAGCAAGATTCCCTTCTATCCTCGTGAAAGGGGCAATGGATTATAAATTGTTCTTGATTAGGTACTGAAACTCCATACTTTGTTAATACAGAGTACCAATCTATCATTATCTATCCTTTTTATTTTTTCTTAGAAATAGAACAACTTCATTTCTATAACCATTTTCATCTGTAGCAATTCCCTTTCGGATATTGTCTACGGTTATATCAATAATAGGTCTTCCTTCTCCTTTGCTTCTAGTGGATTTTACAACAATTCCACTGTCATCTTCCCCACCATTGAGCCAATCAAAGATTCCCATAATTCTCCTCCTGTTTTTTTAAAAGTCTTCCCATTCATAGTCGGGCAACTCTTCTATATTTCCATTATTTACACCCCATTGCATTACCGTGAGGTCTCGACTTAATTCTCCGTCACGATATTTTTGAAACTGTACTAATCTTTTATCATCTTCATTTTCTAAAGCACACATTGCTATTGCTACATCTGCGGCTCTTATCAAGGCATCACCAAAAGCGACTTGGTCTGACCTTGGTGGAGTAAACATGTTGGCTGCGTCTCGAGTAGCCTGTGTAGAAACCATAATTGGCGTGTTTGTAGATGTCGCTAAGTTCTTCAACCCATAAAATAAAGAGTGAGATTGCTCCCAAGCTGCCTTACTAGAGTCTGTTGTAGAAACTAAATATACTCCATCTATAACTACAAATTCGGGATTGTGCTTCCTTACTAACCCGGCTATAGCTTCTATAGAAATACCCATCTGCCCTGAAATATGGTCACAAATCAAAAGTGACTGGGCATTAGATTCCTCTAAAAACCTTACATACTCCTCCTCATCAATAGGCTCACCATGTCTTAGTGACCTATGAGACAGGTTATATCCTTTCATTTTAGCAAGTACTACATCAAGTCTCATGTTTATTGCTGTGTTAGGCATCTCTGTAGATACTAACAAAGTTCTTGCACCATGATTGACTGCTGTAGCTGCTGCGTGCACACACATCCAAGTTTTACCAATGGTAGGTCTAGCAAACATTGCAACCAACTCACCGGGCATCCACCCAACTCCAGTAGAATTGATTGTTTTGAAACTAGTGGGTATCCCCATTAGACCATCTCCCATTTGACGTTTAGCAGTTCTTTCCTTCCACTCATCTAATCTAGTCAATTTACCACTATCGTAAGCTTGAACGTCTTCATCATAAACCACTTCAATATCTGTTAACCCTACCATAATGTTAGATAAGGCTTGTTTTGGGTTCTCTTTTACCAACTCTCTTTGCTTTTGGACAGTAGAAACAACTGCTCGTTGTAACACTTGGTCTTTAAAAAGCTCTACTGCGTATTCAAAATTAACTGATTGGGCAGTTTTATCTAAGGTTGGAAAATTTTCTAACAAAACTTCGGGAGAAGGGAACTCTCCGTATTTGTCGAAATGATTTATTACAAATTTATATGCATCACCATGTCTCGCAAAATCCTTTTCAGAATGTTTGAAAGAACGTAGGTTAGTTTTGGTATCTAAGCCAAAAATCAATGCTGACTCGGTGTACTCAAAGTTTGGCATTTACTCTCCTTTTTTCGTGTATAAGACTCTATTTTTATCTGAATATATTAAATAGTCTACTTTAGGAGTGTTGTAGCTGTCAACTGCTCGCTTTGCGTCCTCAAATGATGTGTATTCACCTTCAGTCCAAACATCACCACCTATTTCTGACGCTATTACTCTGTATATAGTTTTATGGTTTTTGTTCTTTGGTTTTTGTATTAGATGTCCTCGTCTTCTTACCCGTCTTGGCATAAGCCCACTCCCTTAGTTGTTTTATCACTTCTTTTAATCTTTGTCTTTTTGTTGCTGTTGGTAACCAAACAGAGTCTAAAAACATATATTCACGCCATAATTTTTTCATTTTAGGTGTCCCATATCGTTTTATAGACCAATATATTTCTGGATTATCTGGAACCATATAATATCTAGCCCCTGCAGTAAAATAAGGTACTGAAACGGTTCTATCATTTCTGTTTATACAATTTAATATCGCACAAGCAACGTGTGCAGAACCATGTTCTTCAATACTATTTTTTAGTTTGTGCATTTCATTACCTATAAAACCCACTCCTTCATAGTCAACTCCATGTTTTTCCTTATAGAGTTTACTAAATAAGTTATACAAGTCTTTAGCATTTAAATTATCAAGGGTTATCTGTTTCATCGGAATCAATCTTCAGTTTTTCTCGTAATGATTGCCTAACTTTATATGCAGATTCTCCTAAATCTTCTGTTATTTCTTCCATTGTCAGTCCCTCTAGCTTTAGCTGGAGGAACAACTTCTCGTTTAGAGCTAGTCCTTGAGAGTCTACCCATAAATTAGTCTCAATTTCGTCAGAATAACTGTTTGGGTCGACTAAAGCTCTTGAGATTTCTTGTGGCACAGCATTGGAATCTACATATGTTAGGTCAATACTTCTTTGTAGTGGCTGACGTTGAGCCTTACTAATCAATGTTCTAATAGTATTTACAAGAGATGTGTGTAGATATGTGTGAAATAGAACCCCTTTTGAGTCGTCAAACTTTTTAGCGGCTTTTACTAAAGCAATTCGCAACTCTTGAGCTAAATCTTCGTTATCTAACCCAACAATATAGGAATTTGATACCATTTTTTGTATCTTAGGTTCCCACTGTAATACTAATTTATCGTTTATTTCCAATGTTTTTTTGTTAGTTTTTAAATCCGATAGGATTAATTATTACAGTACTTTTATTCTATCACATTTTATATTTAAACGCCAAGCCTTTTACCTCTGTAATAACACCTATTAGAACAATATATGTTATTGTACCCATTATTATACTTTTGTATGATTTGACTTCGTTTCCTGTAGAATGGGACACGACAGAAAGAACAGTTTACTTTTATGTTGTAATATTGGAAGTGACAAGAACCATCATGTACTAGTTTTGTACTAATTTCTCCACATATTTTGCAGTGCCTAACATTCTTCATTTTCTTTGCCCGAATAGTAGGAACATTATTTTGTTTCAGTACTTTGTATATATACTGACGAGACACACCAAAAGCATCACCGATTTGCTGAAGTGTATCATGTGGGTTATTATATCTGTGTTGTATGATTTTAGAAGTCTGAGAGACTTGCGTTCTCTTGCTCATAGCCTTTTACTGCTGAAACTATCTCATTTTTCCACCGAGTTGATAACTCATTTGTAGTTAGGTCGCTTGATTGAGCACCTACTCCTAAAATATTCACTACAGCTGCTTGCATTCTAGTCCATTGTGCATCTGTAAACGATACTGTTACGTCTGGCATTATTTATTCTCCTTTAGTTTTTCTATTTCTTCTTTTAGGTTTTTTATTTCCATTAGTAGTATTACTGATAATTTGTCGTATGAAACACTTTCTGGTGTGTTATCATTATTATAATTTACTATTTCTGGTAGTATTTCTGCTACTTCTTCTGCTATTAATCCAATATCTTTCTTACCTTCTGTAGCCGATTTTTCATTCCATTCAAAGTCTACAGGTCTTAAGTCATATAATTTATTTGAGTCTAAAGCTATGTCAACTATGTTTGTTTTATATCTTCTAGATGATGATTTTTTATGTACTACGTTTGAACCATCGACAACTAAGTCGGTACCTGAAGTAGTTCCTAAAGTATCTAACACTAACCCACTATTATAGAATCTACCTCTTAAAGCTCCTCCTGTAGCAAAAGCTACTTCGTTTGCAGAGCTTTGATACATACCTGTATCTGTATCACCATTGAATGTATAGGCAGGGGAACTTGCTCCGGGGGTTGTACTAGCGTACACTAGCCCAGAATACAAAGCCCAAAACTGTCTATTACTAGCACCTAAAATAACTCCATCATTACCAATATCTGCGTCATAACTAGGACCAAAAAACATACTTTTATCTGCTTCATTGGGGCCAATGTAGATATTATGAGAATAATCAGTATCATACCCAGTACCACTTGCAGCTTCTTGTGTAGTAGCTAGCCAGTAAGTTGCTGGAACTCCTCCAGACCCCCCATCATAAACTGTTTGGTAATAAGTTCCTAATCCTTTAAGGGATATTGCAGTACCATTTGAATGAGTAGCTGCACTTGTGCCTTCATATTCACGCTCAACAGTCAACGTGTTAGATGATATGCTTTTCACAAGCATTTTTTCACTATCTATTACAATTACATTACCTAATGCAAATTTTGTTCCATCAGAAACATCTACACCATCTTCACTAGCATCTAAATCTTCTGCTAAAGTTGCTCCAGAAGCCCTATTCTTAGCTGAAGACCCCATATAAAACACAGAATCAGTAGTTAAGTCATTAGTGTCTTCCAATACAGCCAGCCCACCAGCATATATTACTACTTTATCTTCATTAGCCCCACTAGCTAATCTTCCTGTAGTTGGATTTATTTTTATTTGTTGTTCCCCAGCCGCATTAAATGCTGTTATACCAGTACTATTCATAATGAAGCCATTTTGGTCTGTACCACTACCATCATTAACCGTAGCACTTGTTTTTATATTGTTTGCTAAAACTAAGTTTGCTTCTAGTTTAGACGCAGTAATTGCATTAGCTTGTATATTATCTGCTTTTATAGCCCCTGCTGCCAATACACCGGCTGAAACTGTAGCTTCATTACCTGTAAAAGGGAATATAGAAGGAGAATCTGAACCATCATCTGAACTAGCTACTACTACTGTAGCCAATAACATTCGGTCATCTTGAAACACATCTGAATAAGTACTAGTTATTTTTAAGGTTTTATTTGCATCGTTTACTGCATATATCTTTATTGGGTTGCCAGCACCATCATTTAGAGCGTGTGTTTGGGCAGACGTACTATTTTGTGCCCTATTTAGCTCTACAGTATCCCCATCTGTAATACTAGCAACAGTTAAGTTTTCTTCTGAAATTTGTAACATTTGTCCTACAAACATATTTGATGTAGAAGTTACCTCAAAGGTTTGTTCTGTTGTAGAATCATTAGCTACTCTCATTGTAGTAATTTCAGGTTTACCTACTTCTTTATATATATAATTGACTCCTGCTGCTAGGGTAACCTTACCCCCCGCAACAGATGAACTGTTCCCTAAGGTAGCTGTCCCTGTAGCACTGTGAGCAACTGTTTCAGTAGTATTGTCTGCGAATGAAATTGTAGCATCACTACCTACAGAACCTTTTCGCCCAAATTTTATCTTGTTATATTCACCTGCAGTACCTGTGGCTTCAAAACTTAGATTAGATGAAGATTGTTGATTACCTTTTTTTATTAGTGATGCTTCTAAAGAATTGCCTTGTAATATCTCAGAAGCTTTTAATTGATTAGAATTTGCTCCCCTAACAAAACTATCGAAAACCCAACGTGCATAAGGAATATCATATTCAACTATTCCTAATCTAAAAAACTGAGTAGAAGACTTTGAAGACGCTTGGAAGTCGGACATAGTTTTTATCTTATACGTAGAGTCTCCTTTTCTAAAATATAATACATATGGGCCTCCTTGTGTGGACATTGTCCCTGTATTGCCTGCATCTATTGGGTATTTTTTTGCTCCTATATATAAAGTCCCAGATGTCCAATTTACTTGATATTCATTAGAAGAAGAAAAAGTATTGTTTAAGGTTATGACAGTAGCTTCAGCAGGTTTAGGTTGACTTTGAGCTTGTTGATGTTCCTCATCAAGAAACATCTCGGAAGCATCCACACTATACATACGCCTAGCATCTGCACCCTCTTTTAAATTATCAGCCCCTACAGTTTCCATCCTAGTAACAATAACACCATTGTCGTCTTTGTGGTCAATTTTAGTAACTCTCATATTACCATTTAAGTTGGCTAAATCGTTTCGTACATTTATATAATCTCCAGCTCTAACTGGAACATAATATCTCAAGGTATCACTAGCCGAAACTGTACCATATGACCATGTTATTCGTATAGTTGATGATGTTGTACTAGTTACATAACCATAAACATTTGTTGCTGAATTGTTAGAATCTAGTTTTACTACTAGCATCCCAGCTGTTACACCATAATCTTGTGGGTTTCCACTACTAGATAAAGTAATTGTTTGGTCAGAACCACTATGAGTTGTAGGACTGGATGGAATAGTATCATCAAAATAATAAAAAGGTCTTTCGTGTATTTGAAATTTAGTTCTCACTAAAGTTTCTGTTCTTCTTTCTAAAGCATTAACAATTTCTTTCCTTTGCTTATCTGGAGTTTCTATAGACCCCAACCCCATTGAAGCACTTCTTCTTACTCCATATAACGTTCTAGGTCTAGACCTTATCTGAAAAGATGCACTAGAAGATGTCTGACCTTTAAAAGTTGTACCTTCTGACCAGTAAGTTGAGTTTTCACTTACTCTTTCATCTACATCTGAAATTAACACATAAGCCGTTTCACTTGAACTTATTGTCGCATCTCCTCCCTCGGGGTTTGTCCACTGCAATTTACAAACTTCTAAAGCATAAATATCAGCGTCTTGGCTGTGAGCAACTGCTGAAGTTGATGCCCCTGTTGTAGGGTGGCTCACTTCTCTTGTTACTGTAACCGTATTAGTTCCAGTATTAACAGCTGTTACCTTCATTACCTCACTATCTATTTCAATGTGTTGTCCTACATAAAATCCTGATGCATCTGGAGAGTCTACAGTAATGTTTGTATCGGCTGCACTTATGCCAGCTCCTCCACTACCACTTGAATCATTTACTTCGGCAATTTTTACTTTTAAATATTCAGCACTTTCTGTCCCCGGTGTTCCAGCAGTTAAGTTTTTACCCGTTACAGTATTAAAAAAATCATCAAAATTTGAAGCTGACTTTATTGATAACAACTCAAAAGTAGTTTTTTCAACAAATCTTGATGTTAGAGGTGCTGTATTGTTTTCTGATTGATGAACTTCTGTTTCTACATAAGAACCTATAACATCTGTAATTATTTCACTTTTAGGTCTTTTTACATCATAAGATGTCATAGGTACACGCATAGTTGTCTTTGTAAAATCTCCCCCAGACGTAGTATCTGGAGATGGATAATGTACACTCAACCCATATGTTGCTGGCGTGCTGTATGGACGTGAACCTCGCTGAAAATAATTAAAAAATGCTTGGGGTTTATGGGTAGATAAAGAAGCGTTAGTACCATTTGTTGCTCCTCCCCAGTTAGCGTCTAAATAATAGTCATACCCGTTTGTTATATCAGCACTAGTTGAAGAATTATGTGGGTCTCTCAAGGATAAATTTTTTATTTTTCCTAAAACAGAGTTTAAACTTTTTATTGGATATGCTTTGGGGGAATCAGAACTATCAGCCAATTTTACTATTGATTCTTTAAATCTATCAGTGTCACTTGAATTAGCATCTCCCGGGGTTGTTATATTTTGACTATGTTCAGCTATAAGTGATTTTATTAACCCACTTCTGCTAGACACATAACCCTGTGGGGTGGTAGCATCAGTTTGCCATATCTGGTTGTCTACATCAAGGTTGTCTGCCCCTGTACCATGGGGGACTACTGCATCAAATAAATCAGCATCATGGTCTAACATGTAATCGTTTGCGTTAGCTAGTGTATTATCAGATAGTTCTTGTAAAAAATCAAACCCTGTTATTTCTAAAACTTGCCCCATAGAAAATTTAAAACTATCATCTACTGAATAAGCAATTCCATAAAAATAAATATAATGGGTGTCCCCATCCCTAAGTTTTATGTGTGTAAAGTCTGATAACTTGTCTGTATGAGGTCCTTTTGCTGTGCCTGCACTATTAGAAAAAGGGTGTCCAGAAGAGTTATTCACAACTATTTTTAGCATTTGAGGACTGTGTAGTACGTCCCTAAGTTCCCATCTTCTGACATCACTTGTAGCTACATAAATATCTGCTCCACTAGAAGCTGCCGCAGGAGTTCCTCCTCTGACAACCTCAATAGTTGTAGCATTTGTTATAGATACTACTTCTATTTCTTCAGTATTTGTACCAAATTTAATTACCTGACCAGTATAAAACTCTGCACTTGATGAAACTGTAATGGTTGTGTCACTAGAACCACTACCTAAAGTCATATTCAAAGTAGCTGTTAGTTTGTTATTTGCTCCCTTACTAAAACTAACTAAATCTTTCCATTTAGTTCCATTCCAATAAGAAAGTATAGGTCTTTTTATAACTCTAGTAGGATTTGCTGTAGATATAGCCATTTAGAAACTTATTCCCTCTCTAAACTTAGATACAAAAGAAATACTAAATGCCCACCTATCTTCTAACCCCGGAGTTTGAGAAAATTGAAATTGTTGTACTGCTACCCTATAAATACCACCACCTGTAGCAAAATCACTACTTGTGTTTTCTGGGGTTGTTTCATCCCCTATTATTAATTGTAAATCAGTTGCATCACTTGTAACCCACGTAATAAGCTTGTTTTCTAAATAGTTTTTATATGGGACATAGTAAAAATGCGAAACACCTCCAATTGTATGTGTTACTTTCTGCATCCCTTTAAATACAGTTGAGTCTGTATTAGTTGTGTCCTGCCCAATATTATCTACAAGTCCTGAAATTGTAATTGCTGGTCTAGTAGTTCCCAAATCAAATATTTCTGGGTTACTTCTAGGTAATGCTATATGTATTGGAGTTCTTGAAAAAGATAAGGCTAATTGGTCTACTTTTAACGCAAACCTATTATAAGATAAAGCATGTGTATTATCTCTCAAAAAAACCGATAACTCGTCTGCCATTTAAATTCCTCCGAAGGTATATATTATATTATACCAATACTAGAAAGATTTACTCTATATTAATTTAAACAGAATAGTGACCCATCATCATTTCTTGAAAATATAAATCATCTTCATACTGCTCTGCCTCGGTACGATAAGCTGTCGACATATTTTCTTTCGCAGTGCTCGTCATGCTTGTTGGCCCTATTTGACTACCTCTAATGGCAGAACCTGATATACTCATAAGGTCTGCAATAGTTCTTCCAGAAATTTCTAATATATCTTGCACACCCTCTACAAGCAAGTTTTCTGACCCTTTCTGTATGTTATCTAAACTATCCCCTATAAAAGGAATACTTCCACCCGAAAGCCATTTAGCC